GGTGTACCAATAGTACCATTACTTTTATGTTAGTTAGTATTTTAAGAATAAATAAATAATAAAGTAATACTATATAGTAAGTACAAGTGCCTTTTTGGTGGTACTGGCGGTACTAGAGGCAAATTGTTGTCTGAGAACCACGGCCCACGGTCGATTGGATTGTACCAATACTTTTGAATCGAGCTGGTACAAGGTGGTACTAGCTGGTACACCGAGAGCGTTTTTCTCACCAGGGAGCGTGGTTTTGGTGTATAAGCACACAAAGGACCGTGGAACACGCACAAATGTACGCGTACTACGGTCTAGTTGTACACATCGGGCTCGCACGCTCGCCGATGATAGTAGTATAAGGCACACAGAGGACCCCGACCAAGAACCAAAAAGTTGGGAGACTCTTGGATAGAGCCCCCCAAACCTAGAGTTAGGGTTTTTCTTGGGTTTCTGTGTCGATATCATAAGTCATACCGTCAAAGAACCCTGCGATACAGATGACGCCAAACACCAGTGCCACTAAAAAGATGATAGTGAACAGAATACCGATGATAGTAAACATGACAGTCATGCGTCATCGTAAGGATAAGGAGGACTTTCAAAGTCGAACTCCTCTTGCTCTGGCTTCCTAGCCTCAGCTCTGCCTTTTTCGAATGAAGATACAGCTACACCGAATAGACCCGCAACGATCTGTTTGGTTTCAGCGTATTTGACATTCTTCTCAGCTTTGCCTGCTAGTTTGCCAGCCTTACTAAAGATTTTTTCAATGGAATCCATTGTATTTCTCCCGTTAAGCGTTAAAAGAACCTACATATTAGAGTGATGATAGTACATTCAAGACATCGTCACTTGTTATATGTAGGGGAATAGGTTGAGTAACAAACCCCTATTGTTTCCTTGGGTTCGCCAGAGTATATCTGGAGGCTACAGTCCTAGATTAAAGGATCTTGAACTGGTGCAACTGCTTCAACTGGAGCTACATATGTAACTGGTTGTTGAGGCGGTTGAGCCTGAGGTCGCAATGTTGCTGGGAAACATGTTAACTCGACACCTAAGAGTTTAATCTTAAGATTGCCATTAGACCATTGCATAATGCTAAGTATGCTAGAACTAATTGCTGTCTTATAACCTGTTGTACCATCAGCTTTACGATAGCCTTCACAAACATCAAATGGAATCATACCACCTGTAGTTTTGCGAATAGCTTTCGGGTTACCGTTGGCATCAGCAAATGCGATAATAGTTTTCACGATTGACATGTTAACCACTTCTCCCATTAGTTGTTATGGATTTCTTATGAACGAAACAAGCTAACTACTTCCTGTTCCTACCATACAATCAATAGACTGCTAGGAGCGACCTACTGGATCGGTCCTTCTGGTCTCTTAGATACATAGAGTAGGTGATAGTAGTGTTAAGAGGGGTACTTCAACAAGGTTCCAGTCGGAAGTTCTGTAACAAGGTTCCGTGATCCCGTTTCGGGGTTGCGGGTAGCTTCTGGAGCAAGAGGGGAGGGAATGAGTGAGCAGTTGTGTTATACTTTTCTATAATAAATATTTTAGGAAAAAATTTGCCTAAAAAAATTTGCGCAAAATGTAAACGGGACTTGTCTGTTAAGGAGTATAATCCTACAAAGACGGGAGCGCCTCGGGGAGCTTGTAAAAAGTGTGAAAATGCACAAAGAAACGATCATGTAAGCAGTAGTCCGTATGCGTACATTAATCGTATTTTTTCTAAATTAAAGTCCGCGCGGCAAAAAGAAGAGAAACCTTTTGATTGGGAGATTGAAATAGACCACGTCAAGGAGCTTTGGGACCTACAACAGGGCGAATGTGCGTTATCGGGTGTTTATTTAACTTGGCAAGCGGGCGAAGGTAAGCAAGAGCACAATATTAGTATTGATAGAAAAGACCCTAATAAAGGGTATGTTGTTGGAAACGTACAATTAGTGGCCTTCCGTGTAAATGTAATGAAGCATACGCTAGGAGAAAGTGATTTCTACTGGTGGTGTAAGAACGTAGTTGCTAAAAAAGAGCAATTTTAACTATAATAAGCGTACCTATGGGTGAAAAAATCGAACAACCTGTTTTAACAGACGAAGACAGAGCGGAAATGCAGTCACATTATCCGTACATGGACCTAAAACTTAATGAATTGTCTGTACAGGAAGAAAGATTGATCCATTTCTTCCTTCGAGGCATGTCTAAAGCGGCCGCTGGCCGTGCAGCGGGGTACGCTGACCCAGAATATGTGTATAAAATCTTTAAAAAGAACAAAATACAACAAGCAGTCGCCTATTTCCGTGATGAATTGCGAGAAGAAGTCAAATTTGACCGTGGGGTTGCTACAAATATGTATTTAGAGGCGCATCGTAAATCAGTAACGGCTACTGAAGAGTGTAAAATCACCGATTCCCTTTGTAAGTTGCATGGTTTACATGCTCCTGAGAATGCAACACAAATAAACATCAATATAGANAAAAATGTAGAACAATTAGAAAGACTCCCTGATTCCGAGCTATTAAAAATAGCAGGAGTCGATAATCAATACTTAATACCTAANAATGGAAATAAAAAAGATTGAATGTAAGAGGTGTTTATCCTCTTATCCTGAAACGCTCATACCTACATCGGACCAGGTATGTGTGTACTGCCAAGCAGACGAAGCCGAACAAGAAATGGTTCCCGCTGAGAAAGAAGAAACTCCCACTTCTCCGCCTCCTTTATCGCAGGAGGAGGCAGCTCAACGGGAACTCGCACTTCGGGCCTTGGCCCGTAAACATATGCTCCCTTTTGTAGAACGGTTCAATAATGACTATATGGCAGGATGGGTNCACAAGGACATATGCCAACGGTTGGAAAAGTTCAGTCAAGACGTAGAAGATAAAAANTCACCAAGGTTAATGTTGTTTATGCCACCNCGGCATGGTAAATCAACTCTAGCCAGTATTGCCTTTCCTGCATGGCATTTGGGTAAAAACCCAAGACACGAGTTTATAAGTTGTTCTTATTCAGGTTCATTAGCTATGTCCTTNTCTAGAAAAGTACGACAAATGTTAAGAGAACCTAATTATAGGAATATATTTGCAGGGACACTATTAGATAGAACAAGCCAATCCGTAGAAGCTTGGTTAACCAGTAAAGGAGGCGGTTACGTAGCAGCTGGTGTAGGTGGTGGTATTACAGGTAAAGGTGCAAACATTCTAGTAATTGATGACCCTGTAAAAAACAGAGAAGATGCCGAATCAGAATTTGGTAGAGAATCAGTTTGGAACTGGTATACCTCTACCGCGTACACACGGCTAGCCCCAGGGGGCGGTGTGTTGGTTATTTTAACGCGGTGGCATGATGATGATTTAGCAGGACGTTTGCTAACCATGGCAGAAAAAGGTGCGGATCAATGGGAAGTGGTTAAATATCCTGCCATTGCAGAAGAAGACGAGGAGTTTAGGCAAACAGGCGATGCTCTACATCCTGAACGTTATAATGCAGATGCACTTGCGCAAATTCAAAAAGCAGTTGGTCCAAGAGACTGGTCAGCTCTATATCAACAAAACCCTGTTTCCAATGAAGGTGATTATTTCACTAGGGATATGATACGCTACTACGATGATGAAGACTTGGATTTGGACAAGCTTAAATACTATTGCGCGTGGGATCTGGCAATTGGCCAAAGGGATAGAAATGACTATACTGTTGGCATTGTGGTCGGAGTCGATGAGTACGATAATATGTTTATTGTTGATGTTATTCGCGGTAAGTTTGATGGTTTTGAGATAGTCGAGGAAATTTTAGACCTGTACGAAATTTGGAGGCCTGGTATTGTAGGCATTGAAAGAGGTCATATAGAAATGGCAATTGGTCCTTTCTTGGAAAAACGGATAAGAGAGCGTAGACTGTATGAAGCATACATTAAAGATTTAAAAGTAGGAAGACGAGATAAAGAGGCAAGAGCACGTGCAATTCAAGGACGAATGCAACAAGGCATGGTATACTTCCCAAAGGAAGCTATATGGTCAGGCGTGTTTGTAGCTGAACTTTTACGTTTTCCTAATGGTACACATGACGACCAAGTNGATGCANTGGCATGGATTGGTCTTATGATGGCTGAGTTTTCTACGTACTTTGAGCGTATAGAACCTGAACCGTCATGGAGAGACAAGTTAAAATATCTTGCGAAAAGTGATAACAAGAAAACATCAATGAGCGCTTAATGGCATATAGATCAGACAAACCTAAGAAGAAGTTAAATAAAGCAGAACAACACGAACTTGCCCGTCAGCAATGGGAAGCGTACGCACGTGCACGGGACAACGGCCATCAAGAGTACATAGCCATTGCAAAAAGATGTGATGCCTTTTATAGGGGCGAACAATGGGACGCGGCTGACTTATCTACCCTAGATGACCAAGGAAGACCTGCTCTTACTATTAATACTATATTACCTACAATCAATACAGTCCTGGGCGAACAAAGTACGCGTAGGATGGATGTAACGTT